AAACCCGATATGGTAAAAAAACAAAAAAAAACGGGGCCGCCCAAGGGCCCCCCCTACGCAAAGCCGATTTATCAGTTCTTTTTATTTTTCACAAGCCATACTACCGCCAAAATACCAAGTATCACTGAGAACAGAGTAGCAATGGCCAGACATATCCAGCTTGCATACTGACTTTGTATAAATTCGTTCTGCGATTGGCTTCCTATAAGGGTATCTACCCCCGATCGCGAGCCTAACGCTGAGAACAGTATTATAAATGCCATTCTCACATTCATTACGCAGGCTATAACGCTGTAAATATGCACTATACCCTGAAAAAGGCACACTCCGCAGTCGTCCTTTACATAGCTTTTCACTCCAAGCACCGCACATACCACTGACACTGCCGTGTAGATAATGAACGCCGCAAAAAGCACTATCGTTGGCACTTTTGCCCCCTCGGTTTTCACTATCATGCTCATAAGCCCAGCCATACACCCCATGAACACAGCCGCTGCCGCAAGCCCTGCAACAGACCATTTTCTGTATAAAAGTTCTGACTTTTTTATCTGCTCTTTCTTTATCTGCTTAGGCATTTTCTTCCTCCGCCTTCTTGCTTTCAAGTTCCTCTTCGGATATCTTGAAGCGTATCCTGTCTATTTTCTGCTCGTCCTCCATTTTCACTGTCATCTCAAAAGGCGGACAGCTTATAACTTCATTCTGCTCAGGAAGTCTGTCAAGCATATCCATTATCCAGCCACCGAGAGATGTTCTTTCGGTTTCGATAGTGTCCTCCGGCAGTCCTATCCTCTCAAGAAAATCCGATACCGAAAGCTCCGCCGACGCTTCGTAAACACCGTCGCTTATTTTCACAAGGGAGGTATCCTCCTCGTCGCTTTCATCATAGATCTCGCCCACAAGCTCCTCTATGATATCCTCAAGGGTACAAATGCCCTCCGTCCCGCCGTATTGGTCGAGCACCACCGCCATATGCACCTTTTTGCGCTGCATCTGCTTCAGGATCTCAGAGATCTTGCGGTTTTCGGTTATGTAAAGTGGCTTGTTCATTATAAGGCTTATGTCCGTCTTGCCCTTGAGATACATTTCAAAAAAGTCAGACTGATGGATAAGTCCCACAATATGGTCTAAGTCCTTGTCATACACGGGGAGCCTTGAAAACTTTGTCTGCACAAAGCGTTTTTTTATGCTCTCCATATCCTCATGAAGCTCAACACCCTCGATATTTACTCTCGGCACAAGTATCTCGCTTATGGTTATCTCGTCAAAATCAAGTGCCGAACGCACAAGCTCCGACTCCTGCTCTTCAAGTACGCCCTCGTCCTGAATCTCGTCTATGATATATTTAAGCTCTTCCTCAGTAACAGACGGCTCGCTGTTCTTGTTGCCCACAAGCTTTGAAACGCCGCTTTTTATGCCCATAAAGATAGCCGTTATAGGCGTGATGATGAACATGAATGCGGAGAGCGGAGCCGCCATAAGAATAGAAAACCGCTCAGAATTTTCCTTTGCAAGGCTCTTAGGCAAGATCTCACCAAAAATAAGCACAAGCACCGTCATGACTATAGTAGCCAGACCCACGCTTCCCTTGCCGAACTTCTCCGTAAAAAGCACCGTTGCAATAGAAGATGAAGAAATGTTCACCACGTTGTTTCCAACAAGTATAGCAGTGAGTGCCTTGTCAAAATTATCGCATATGTTCATTGCCTTCTTTGCAGACTTGTTTCCGTCGTCTGCAAGTTTTTTAAGCCTTATCCTGTTGCATGAAGAAAACGCTGTCTCCGTTGCAGAACAAATAGCAGACAGCATAAGAAGCACAGCGATGATAACAACTTTCATAAAATAAAATTATCCTTTCAGGTCAGAATATAAATTTGCTGCCCTAGTTATAAAAATAGCACTAAAGGCAGTCATGAAAACTGACTACATATAGTTATCATAACATATTTTTTAACCAATTGCAACAGTATTGTTGAAAAAACGATGTAAAAGAGTTATAATATTCTTTGTGTTCATAATATTCATATGCACAAAAGGAGATAATAGAAATGGCAAAGAAAGATAAAGACATTTTCGACAAAATAATGGACTGGAAGATATTCGGCTGGTTCAGACCCTTTTACGTCAAAAACAAAGAAATGCTTTTGTATCTGTTTTTCGGCGTACTCACCACCGCAGTCAGCTTTGTGACCGCAGGCATCTCAAAAGTGCTTTTGGAGCAGGCAGGCATAGGCAAGGGCGGTGTTTCCACCACAAGCACCGTCATATCATGGATATGTGCAGTTACTTTCGCATACATAACCAACAGGATATGGGTTTTCGAGTCTGAAGCAGAGGGCAAAAAGGCGATAATCTCAGAAGCGGCTTCATTTTACGGCGGAAGGATATTCACTCTTCTCGTAGAAATGTTCATGATGTGGCTCGGCTACTCACTTCTCAGCTTCAACTATTGGGTAACAAAGATAGTGGCAAACGTTGTTGTGCTGATACTTAACTATGTCATCAGCAAACTTGTGGTATTCAGAAAGAAATAAGCATACAAAAAAAGCTGTCAGATATCATTCTGACAGCTTTTTATTTTGCCCCAGTTGCCACGTTGCAACCGACTAATCTCTGTACATAAGCGTGACAGCCATGCCGTTTATCACGCCCACTACAACTCCGCACACAATGAAAAACACCTTGATAGGCAGGTCAAGCAGAAGCGAGATAAGCCCGAACACGATAACAAACGCCATTGCTCCGCCTATCTGCACAAGAAACTTTCTTTTCACAAGCACAGGAAAACGCTCAGCAAGCTTTGCGGTCTTGTTACCCTTGTGGTCAATTATCCTGTAAATAAGCTGAGTCAGTGCCATTGGTATTCCGATAAATAAAATTGCTGTTATAAGTTTGTCCATTTTAAATTCCTCCATTTTTCACTTAAATTATAGCTTTTTTGTATCAAAAAAGGCTGCCCAAGACGCAGTTCGTCCGTGGGCAGCCTCATTGCTGCATATAAAATTTCTTTTATCAACAATTAAAGAACTCTTACGCCAACAACGCCCTCGATAGACTTGAAAGCGTCAGCGTCAACGTCGCCTGTAACATCGAGCATTGTGTAAGCCCAGTCTTTCTTAGACTTGTTTACAAGGTTCTCGATATTTGCGCCCTTGTCAGATACAACAGATGTGATCTGTGCGATAAGTGCAGGAACGTTCTTGTGAAGCACGCAAACAAGGTGGTCGCCTGTTTTAGCAAGCTCTGCATTAGGGAAGTTTACAGAATTTTTGATAGTTCCCTTCTCGATATAGTCGATAAGCTCGTGAGCCGCCATTGTTGCACAGTTGTCCTCAGACTCAGGTGTGGAAGCGCCAAGGTGTGGAAGAACGATAACGTTCTCCTCGCCAAGAACAACATCATCTGCAAAGTCTGTTACATACTTTGCAACCTTGCCGTCCTTGATAGCCTTTACAACAGCCGCACTGTTGATAAGCTCGCCTCTTGCAAGGTTGATAAGACGAACGCCGTCCTTCATCATTGCTATCTGAGCTTCGTCGATAGTGTTCTTTGTGTCAGGTGTATAAGGAACGTGGATAGTGATATAGTCACTGTTCTTGTAAATATCATTGATATCAGCAGTTACCTTTACAGCAGGATCAAGCTGGATAGCTGCGTTTACAGAAAGGAATGGGTCATAGCCGATAACGTCCATGCCAAGTGCAACGGCTGCGTTTGCGATCTTTCCGCCGATAGCACCAAGACCGATTACGCCAAGAGTCTTGCCCAATATCTCAGGACCTGCGAACTTAGACTTGCCGCCCTCAACTGTCTTTGGAGCGTCAGGAGTGCCCTTGAGTGATGCAGCCCATGCAGCAGCCTCAGTTATCTTTCTTGAAGAAAGAAGAAGCGCACAAATAGCAAGCTCCTTAACAGCGTTTGAGTTTGCGCCAGGTGTGTTGAATACAACGATTCCCTGCTCTGCGCACTTCTCAACTGGAATATTGTTTACGCCAGCACCTGCTCTTGCAATAGCAAGCAGGCTCTCAGGCATTTCCATATCGTGCATCTTTGCTGAACGTACCATTATAGCGGTAGGATTTTCAGCATTGTCGCTTACTGTGTACTTAGCCTTGTCGAAAATATCTGTACCGCAAGCGGCGATCTTATTCAAAGTCAATATGTTGTACATTAAACTAACCTCTTTCATCTATTTAAGTGATAATTCTTACAAACAGGCAAAGAACAAGTATTACAGCGAAAAGAACGAGAACAACTTTGCCTTTTGACTTACTTCTTTCATTAAGCTTATCACGCCAATCGTCCGGATTGTTTTTGATCAAATCAGCAGTGCTTATCATATGAAGCAATCGATGAAGCATTGAAATTTCACCTCGATCAAATCTGATTATGCGTTCTCAGCCTCGAACTTCTTCATGAACTCAACAAGCTTTTCAACGCCCTCGATAGGCATTGCGTTGTAGATAGAAGCTCTCATACCGCCAACAGTTCTGTGACCCTTGAGGTTTACAAAGCCTGCTGCTGTAGCCTCAGCAACGAACTTCTTGTCAAGCTCAGCGTCGCCTGTTACGAATGGAACGTTCATAAGAGATCTGTCCTCAGGAACAACAGTGCCCTTGAAGAGCTTGCTCTGGTCAAGATAATCATAGAGTATCTTAGCCTTCTTCTCGTTGTGAGCCTTCATAGCCTCAAGACCGCCCATTTTCTTTATCCACTTGAATACCTTGCCGCAGATATAGATTCCATAGCAAGGAGGTGTGTTATAAAGAGAATCTGCGTCAGCCTGAGTTTTCCACTTGAGCATTGTAGGTGTGCCCTCGAGAACGTCGTCAGTGATAAGATCTTCTCTGATGATAGCAATAACAACGCCGGCAGGGCCAACGTTCTTCTGAACGCCGCCGTAAATAACACCGTACTTTGTTACGTCAACAGGCTCAGACAAGAAGCAGGAAGAAACGTCTGCAACAAGTGTGTGACCCTTTGTGTTAGGCAGAGTCTTGTACTTTGTACCATAGATAGTATTGTTTTCGCAGATATAAACATAGTCAGCGTCCTCTGGGATATCCAGATCTGAACAATCAGGGATATAAGAGAAAGTCTTGTCAGCAGAAGAAGCCACAGCAACAGCCTCGCCGTATTTCTGAGCCTCCTGATAAGCCTTCTTAGCCCACTGACCTGTGATTATGTAAGCCGCTTTCTTGTTCTTCATAAGGTTCATAGGAACGGCTGCGAACTGCTGAGAAGCACCACCCTGCAGGAACAGTACCTTATAGTTATCAGGGATACCCATAAGATCTCTGATGTCCTTTTCAGCTTCCTTGATGATGTCATCGAACGCCTTGGAACGGTGGCTCATCTCCATTACGCTCATACCTGTGCCCTTATAATCGAGCATTTCATCGGCAGCTTCCTTAAGCACTTCCTCAGGGAGTACAGCAGGACCTGCGCTGAAGTTATATACTCTACCCATTGTTAAACCCTCCATATAAATTAGTTTCTTAGTTTCATTATTTATAAAGACTATAAATATATAAATTAATAATATTATTATATGCCTTTTATAAAAAAAAGTCAAGGGCTGTCATATAAAAATACTCACTCGTCATAAGTTTTTGTACATATCAGCACATAAAGCAGCCCTGAAAACGTGCATTTTTACACCTTACCTATGCCGTTATATATAATAAGCACTGAAAAGCATGAAAAATCAGAATAATACTAAAGCGTTAAAAAGAGGTTAAAATTTTTGGTATTCCTTGAAATCTCCATATTTGTGTAGTATAATGTAATCAATAAAATGCGACAGTTGTAAAAAAATCGGGGAACAATTGTCACTCTCAGGGAAAGAGGATATATATGCAAAAGATATTTTATGTTTCAAGAAATGAGGACAAAGCCCATGATGGAAAAGCCCCGGATATGGACAGATTTCAGCGAGTTGAAAAGCTCAACAGTCTGATCGCGGCAGGCTGGGCTATAAAGGAAATGAAAAGTGAAAACAACAGCACATTCTTTGTGCTTGAGAAAGCAGACTAGACTTAAAATGGCGGTATAAGACCGTACCCTGCCAATAACGCAGACACGACGTCCCGCCAACAAGTTCGCCAGGTCTTTCAACAAACTTATAGGACGGTAGCCCCACCGTCCTGTTTTTATGTGCAGATAAATTTTGCGAAAACGTTTTATGGGTATTGCATTTCAGAGAGAAATATTGTATAATTAATGTAATCGTTTTAATGAGCACAAATGATACTATACATATTATAAAGGAGTAAAAAAATATGGCTTATGTAATCGGCGTAGACTGCGGCACAAGCGGCACTAAGACGGTGCTTTTTGACGAAAAGGGCACTGTTATCTCTTCTGTAACTATTGAATATCCTATGTATCAGCCTAAAAACGGCTATGCAGAGCAAGACCCTGCTGACTGGGCAAACGCAATGATAAACACTATCAAGGCTGTTATGACCAAAAGCGGCGTAAATAAAGATGACGTTGCAGGTGTTGGTATCTCTGGACAGATGCACGGACTTGTTATGCTGGATAAGGACGACAACGTGCTTAGAAAGTCCATAATATGGTGCGATCAGAGAACTGCCACAGAAGTTGAAGAAATGAACGAAAAGCTAGGCAGAGAAAAGCTCATCAAGATAACAGCAAACCCTGCCCTCACAGGCTGGACGGCTGCGAAAATCCTTTGGGTAAAGAACAACGAGCCTGATATATATGAAAAATGCAGACACATTCTTCTTCCAAAGGACTATCTGAGATTTATCCTCACTGGCGAATATGCAACAGAGGTTTCCGACGCCAGCGGTATGCAGCTTCTTGACGTGCCAAACCGCTGCTGGTCAAAGGAAGTCTGCGATACGCTTGGCATTGATATGTCAATGCTGGGCAAGGTGTACGAGTCATGCGAGGTAACAGGCAAGGTCACAAAGAAAATGGCTGAGCTTACAGGACTTAAAGAGGGTACTATAGTAGTAGGCGGAGCAGGCGACAATGCCGCTGCGGCTATCGGAACAGGTGTTGCAGAGGACGGCAAGGCGTTCACAACTATCGGAACATCAGGTGTTGTATTCGCACACACTTCTTCTATCTCTATCGACCCAAAGGGCAGAGTTCACACCTGCTGTGCAGCAGTGCCGAACGCATGGCACGTTATGGGTGTTACACAAGGCGCAGGACTTTCGCTGAAATGGTTCAGGGATAATTTCTGCAATGCAGAGAAAGAAACAGCAAAGTGCATGGGCGTTGACGAATATTATCTCATGGATAAAGAAGCAGAGAAAGTGCCTGTTGGTGCAAACAGACTTCTCTATCTGCCATATCTCATGGGCGAAAGAACACCGCATCTTGACCCTGACGCAAGAGGAGTATTCTTCGGACTTTCCGCAATGCACACAAAGCGTGATATGCTGAGAGCAGTAATGGAGGGCGTATCATACTCCCTGAGAGATTGCGTTGAGGTATTCAGAGAAATGAATATCAACGTATCCGACATGATGGCATGCGGAGGCGGCGGAAGCTCACCGCTGTGGAGATCAATGCTCGCAGATCTTTACAACTGTCCTGTAAAAACAGCTTCATCGAAAGAAGGTCCAGCCCTTGGTGTAGCACTTCTTGCAGCAACAGGCGCAGGCATTTACTCATCAGTACCGGAAGCTTGTAAGGCAGTAGTAAAGACCGACAAGGTACAGCAGCCTGAAGCAGAGCGAGTACCTGAGTATGAGAAATACTACAAGCTTTACACAGAGATTTATCCTGCACTGAAAGCAGAATTTGCAAAGCTTGCAAAGATGTAATATAAAACCAAAAGCTCCGATTTGCCGTCGGAGCTTTTTTGTGTTAGAATATTTTGACAACTAAAAAGAGGCTCTCCACAATAGCGGAAAGCCGTTTTTACATATTGGTCGGAGTGACCGGATTTGAACCGACGCTCTCCCCCCCCAAACACAAATAGAAAATTTTAGAATATAAACCGCCGTATTTTGTTTAAATATCGGCGGTTTTATTGTGCATAGAATTATTACAAAAAGTTTAGTTTGTTAGTGCGGTATTTTAACAAATTATACATTGACAAGAAATATTACAAGCATTTACGCCGTTTACCTAATGTTATATAATATAACTGTAGTCAAGAGAACTACAACAAATTATTAATTAATTACGGAGGTATGCAAGATGTATATTGTAAAAGGTTTCAAGAAAAATAGCGGCGTTATCAAGGCTACGGGCAAAAAATGGGAAAATTTTTCGTTGTTCTGCCTAAAGGAAAGCAAGGACGATAGCGTAACAGGTTATGAAGTCCATACCGCTAAAGTTTCGCCGTCTATCCTGCAAGAGGTTTTTCCAAACTCTGCGGCTATGATAGATAGCAAAATAAATATAAACTATGGCGTTCGTACTTTCGGCGGTGTTGAAAAACTCGTTGTTGAAAGTATAGACATAATCAAGTAAGAAAGGAGATTAAAGAATATGCCTATTACAGTTCTCACAGGTGAAACAACCGCTATTACTTCGGGTGTAACAACTATTACTGACCTTGTGTCTCAGGTCTGGACTATTATGACAGGCAATCCGCTTGTTATGGTCTTTGTAGGTGCATCGCTCCTCGGCGTTGCAATCGGCGTTATCCGTAAGCTTACAAAGGGCAAGGCTTAATTTCGTGTACAACCGCTTGGGGGCGGAGCTTCTGCTCCGTCCTCTATTTTTTATCGATAGGAGAAAACAAAATGAAAAATGTTGATACAGTATCTAAAAATGACCTGTCAAGTGTTCCGTGGTACATGAATAGAAAACTATTTCATATAATTAACTTTATGCTTTGTATGCTTGATACTTGGCTTTTCATTGCCCCCTTTATAGTTTTTCATGTAATTACTTTTAATAGTATAATTTCATATCCCTTTACTACACCTAAACAAACTGCTTTATTTGGATTTACTTTGTCTTTTCTTTTGGAGTTTATTATACATCATCTTATTTTTTCTGTTTGTCATCTTGTTGATTATTTTAGAAAGGAGAAAAAAATATGAAAACAAAACTTCGGCGGCTTTTGTCAATCTTCTCTGCTATGGTGCTTATGGTCTGCTGTGCCGTCCCTGCGTTTGCTGATGATGTTAGCGGTGGTGGTTCGTCTAGTAACGTTATTCGTGTGAAACGATTTTCACAAATGATTGATTATGCAAAAAATAACAATATTGATATTGAAAATTCTCATTATATTATGACATATTCTGAGGATAGTTCACAGTATTATTGGTGGTATTACATTTTCTTTATTCCTGATGATATTTTGGTTAATGATACATTAATTCTTACACATGGTCGCTATTCATCATCTTTTACTAATTCTTTTATTAAGGCTCGTGTTTCTGACTATGGTAACTCTGACATAGATGATTTAGAATATTGTGCTAATGTTGATGTATCTTCTTTTTCTTTATTTGTTGATGATGATGAACAATCACATTCTTATCCTAATCACATCTTTAAATCTAATATTAAAATAACTAACAACGGCGATGATATAACACCTTCTGATCCTTCCGCCCCACCAGTTCCCTTTACTGTCGATTATTCCCCTGCTCTCTCTGAGGGCATGAGTCGTAAGGGTACACTTGTTGCTCCGGGTGCAAGTAATGACGGACAGGAAATTGAAAGCAATGGTCTTAACGTCCGTGTCACACTAACGGACGAATTTTTAAAACTCCGTGACAGCTATGATGAACTTAAAGATTATACATATGAATTTGTATGTTATATTACTACTTCCCCGCCTGAAAAGTCGTCTTATGAAGAAAGCGTTAAAAACGCTGTTTATACTTCTTTGGACTATGGCAAATATATGTATACTACAAGCGGCGTTGTTGATGATGTTACGGACGACAATAAAGAGCCTGCAGAATGGATAAAGGCAGAGGGCATAAATGCAGGTTACATTATTGGTAAGGGTGGCTCTGTCAAGAATGTTACTATCAATCTTGAAAATCTTGATAGTTCACAGTTCACAGCCGATACAAAGCTTTATATCGTGGTATATGGTCGCTTGACCTCTCTTTCAGTTCCTACTCCTGATTACTTTGACCTTGATAATCAAGGTTATTTGTGCAATCAAGGTTCTTTGAATACAAAGCAGATTGTAACAGTAAATGCTGACCCCGAAACAGGCGAGGGAACAGACGTTGTAATGCCTGATTACTATTGTGTAACGTCAACGGCATTTAATTATAAAGATTATCCTGAATATAAGCCGAAAATCTTCAAGAATGGTGCTGAAATGGATACAAACAAGCCGTTTACTGATTATCTTGATAAGAAGTTGACCCCTGATTATATGTATGATTATGATATGGATAAAAACGGAGAAAGCGGTCTTGCTCCTGACGATTTCAAGAAATATGAGGAACAAAAAAAGCTTGATGAGAATTTCGGTTCTTTCGATTTCGGACTTGACAGCATTAAATCAGTGTTTGACGGCTCGTCCGATTTTTTCAAATTCTTAACCGCAAGTATAGGTATCTTGCCCACAACGTTTTTAACTATTCTGATTTCGTTTTTCGTTATCATGTTAGCAATATGCGTTGTTAAATGGGTCTTGAAATAGGGGGTTCAAAATGGATTGGTTTTCACTTATGAAGTCGCTGTTTGTATCAATACAACACTTGATGTGCTTGCGTATTCGTTTCGGTGAATTTAGTTTTACAGTAGGTGCAATGATTATAGGATTGTTTGTTATATCCTGCTCCGTTGCCCTGTTACGTTATCTTTTCCACAATACATAAGGAGTTGTTAAAATGGTTGCAATATTAAAATTATTCGTCCTGTCACTGATAGTAATTCTTGCTATCAGTGCAGTTCTTGGCTTGGTGGCGTTCTTTATGGACTTGCACGCCTTTAAATCTGATAAAGACTTGTCGCTCCCTCGTAAACGGCTTATTGAAGCATTATTTGAGGAACAAGAGTTAAAAAAGCAATCGACTGAACAGCCACAGAACACGCCACAGATTGACAAGCAAGAGCCTGAGAAAGTGAGGTGGTAAATGTGTTATATGATGTTCAAAATGCCTGTTATCAGTTGCTAAAGCTTCTTGGCTGTGATCTCGCCGCTATTGACGTTATTAAAACTTGGAAACAATTCGGTGTGCTGTGCATTGAATTTGTGTTCGCCTGCCTTATGCTTTTCCTGCTTTGGAAAATGCTTTACAATGCTATGATCCGTTTTTTTAACCCTCGGAGGTGGTAATAATGGTTTTATTCGATTACTTTGTACGCCTGCCGTCTTTGGCGGCGTATGTAGCTTATGACAAGGCTACAGCTTTATATTTTAATTGGTCGCAAATATTCAACGGTTGGGGTATACACTTATTTGTTGGCAAATTCGGAGCCGGAAAAACTTCTCTTATGGTCGCCGAAGCTTATGAACTCTGTCGCAAATATCCGCAGTTGCATATTTTGACAAATATTAATATCAAAAACTTCCCCGACTATACTGAAATACTCCCCTTGAACACTGCACAAGATATCCTCAACGCTCCTAAAAACACGCTTGTACTTATTGATGAAATAGGTACTATATTCAATAGCCGTGACTTCTCGGGCGGTAAATGTGCCGTTCCTAAACCTCTGTTTCAGCACCTTTGCCAATGCCGTAAACGGCGTATGATGATATATGCAACAGTGCAACGTTTCAACTTGCTTGATAAACAAATAAGGGACATCACCGCAGACGTGACCGCTTGCCATACGCATTTCAAGCACCCATTCTGCCGTATACAGACAGGTTATACATATGACATTGAGGAATACGAACTTTATTCGGAAAATAAGGCTTATACACCTGCACAGATGTATAATAGAACGTATCTACAGACAAATAAACGCCGTCAACTCTACGATACATCACAGCTTGTCACGAATATGTTACAAAAAGAGTATTTGTCCGATGAAGAAATAATCTCCAATCGTGAGGGCATAGAGCCTAATACACAGCCACTTGACCGAAAGCAAAAGAAATCTATTCGTAAGCGGAAAAATGCTTGGTAAATGAAACAACTCGCAGTGGTTGCCGTGAGGCTCACTGCGAGTTGTTGTTGTCTTTGTTGTTAATCATCAGCAGATTGCTATTAACTGTGTTCTGCTGTATCTGTCTTAATAATTCCGTTTGTTTCTCTTCTTCTCGTCTTATCGCTTTGCTGTTGCCTGCTGTTTCAAATATGGCACATATCAACAGTATCACAATGACTATTTTCACGATAAGTATAACAACGCCCATTGACGTCATAGCGTCTAACGCCGTGAATATTTCTTCCATACTCTCACCCCTCGTCTGTATGTGTCTTTATAATAATGTGGCTGTCCTCTGCTGATTTTATCTCCTGTCTGACAGCATATTTCAAATATCCTGCCTTTGACATTCCTAGTTCTTTTGCTCTGTCCTCTATCATTCTGTTAAACCCTTTAGGTGCTTTAAATTGCACTTTCTCTGTGTTTTCCTTATCCCATTTATCACGGGCTTTTCTTTGTGCTTCTGATACTGCCATTAAATCACCACCTTGCTATTATTATACATCATAATTTAGTAAATGTCAACAATTATTTCTACGGTATCCCGTAACAGTTTCTTTACAAATAGTTTACTATATATATGTATATCTCTACGGTATCCCGTAGTATAATATATATAGACAAAGGGAAAGCGGATAACCCACAAACCGCAGAAAGGTTGATATTATGACTATTAAAGATATTTTAAAGATTGCAAGTAATGATGACTGTGTTCAAATATTAATTGAACTTAACCGTTCTTTTGGTAACGATTGTTATAAAACGGAATTTGAATTAAAAAACGAAATTAAAATGCGTAAAAATCTTGCCAATCAGATTAAAGGTCGTTTGGAAAATCAGTAAAGTTCTAGGGGTTGACTGTTTCAGCCCCACCCCATAATTCAAATCTGAAAGGAGTTTTTTTATGAATAATAAATTTTACACGGAGCAAAAGCATAGAGAAACTATGAATTCCGTTGATATGCTCGAAGGTCTTATTAATCGTATGTGCGTTACTGATGATATGGATGAATTACGTCATCTTCTGACTTCTTCAATGTGTAGCTTGTCTGAATTGTATATCGTCAATCGTGAAAAACTCAAAGAGCGTATTTCTCAGAGTGATTTCTGATTTTTCTATCCGTGAAATCTATCAAGCGGACGGCTGGAGGTGAATTGCTGAGTGTTGGAAGTGTT